AAAGAATGAGGAGATTTCTTGTAACTGGTGATCCTGTCATTATACGTTTATAGTCAGCTAGTTTTGATAACATTAAAATATTTTTTGTTCTTTTTGCTTTTGGATTTTTTATCGTAGTGGATTCATCAATGGCCATTAAACATTTATGTGATGATAAAAATCTATGTGCATACGTAAAACCTTTTTCTGTACTAAAAGCTTCTACATTCATAATTAATATGTGTAGTCCTTCTTCATTAAAACGAAGTTTCTCTTCTTGTTGTTTATTAATATTTGATTGCCACAATACGGTCACATTTTTGACATGATCTGGTAAATGTGTAGGCAACTCTTGATTGTACCAAGTGCCTATCACACCTTTAGGCGCAACAATTAATGCACCATTAATTTTTTCTTTATCATAAAGTGCTGTTAAATTATCTATAAGAACTTTTGTTTTACCTGTACCCATTTCCATAAAGTATGCAAACGTTTCTTGATTCCAAGATTTTTCTAATGCAACCTGTTGGTGTGCATAAGGATTGGTTTTAAATTTGAAGTCCATAACTACTTGACATCGATATAGGATAATGCTATTAAAGTCAAGTACTTTAAAAAAGTATAGAAACGGAGAAAAACGAATGACGATTAATTTTGAGAAGGACCAAGTAGAAGTCTTTGACAAAACAAAAAATATAAACAGACTTGCAGATAAAATAAAAGAGTTGCAAGCACATCAACAACAACTAGAAATCCAAGAAGACGCAATCAAACAAAAAAAGAAAGACATAGAATATTTATCGGGAGAAGTAATACCGACTATGTTGTCTGAAATGGGTTTATCTTTTTTAAAACTACAAGATGGATCATCTGTAGAAGTTAAAACGAATTATAGCGCCACAATAACTCAAGCCAAAAAAGAGGAGGCGTTTAACTGGCTTCGTCAGAACGGACTCGGCGACATCATCAAGAATGAGGTTGTCGTATCCTTTGGACGTTCTGAGGATGACAAGGCAGCAGCTTATGCTGAACTTGCGAAGGGTCAAGGGCTCGAACCGACACAAAAGCTGAAGGTAGAGCCTATGACCCTGAAAGCGCTCGTCCGTGAGCGTCTCGAGGCAGGAAAAGAAATGCCAACGGAACTTTTCAACATTTATGTTGGAAACAAAACAACAATAAAGAGGAAACAATAATCATGAGTGAAGTACAAGTGAAAAAGAAAAATGAAGTAAGTGCGAATATGTTTGAACAAGACAAAGGCCAAGGTATTGCAAATATCTCGCAAGAAGATCTTGCTTTACCTTTCTTAAAAGTTCTTGGTCAGCTATCTCCAGAAGTAAACAAAAGAGACGCTAAATTTGTGCAGGGGGCAGAACCTGGCATGATAATAAATACCGTGACAAACGAGATTTATGACGGCGAAAAGGGGATAGAAGTCATTCCATGTCACTACAAAAGACAGCATATCGAATGGCAAGATAGAGGTGAAAGTCAGGGAGCTCCAGTAAAAATATATGAAGCTGGTGATGACTTACCTGCAACTACAAGAGATAAGTTTAATAAAGATAGATTAGCCAATGGTAACTATCTTGAAACAACTGCTAATCATTTTGTGGTTGTCCTAGGTAAAAATCCTACGACTGCATTGATATCCATGAAAGCTACTCAATTAAAAATTAGTAGAAAATGGAACACAATGATGACGGGTTTGAAAATGAAAGGATCAAACGGCATGTTTACGCCGCCAACATACAGCCACATTTATAAACTAAAAACTGTGCAACAGTCTAACGACAAAGGCACATGGTTTGGTTGGGATGTAGCAAGAGTTGGTCCTATCACTGACGCCAATGTTTATGCAACGGCAAAAGACTTCAGCAACGCAGTTGCTAAAGGTAGTGTCGAAGTTAAACAAGGAGACAGAGAAACAGAATCCAAATCACCGTATTAAGGACTTCCAGGCATGGAGGACGTTGGAGGCGGCCCCGGGAGACTGCGGCCGCCCCTTTTAAAGGAGGATTATGGATCAATTTAAAAAGATATTTCAGGGCTTACAGAGAGCCCATGGCTGCACTTATGTAGACAAAAAAGGTGCTGATGGTTTAAAAATCAAAGGTAAGTCTTTTGTCAAAAGAGAGATAGTCACTGATTTACTTTGGGAGAACCATCTCAAAGGCATAGAACCCAGTCTAGGTATTATACCCATAAACGAAGACAATAAATGTGTATGGGGTTGTATCGATGTAGATAAGTATGACAACCTAGACCACAAACAAATAATTAAAAAAATAGATCAATACTTACTTCCGCTTTTTGTTTGTAGATCAAAAAGTGGTGGAGCACATATATTTTTATTTACAAAAGATTTTGTACCGGCAAAATTAATGCGTGATAAGCTCATGTCAATAAGTGCCATACTTGGGTTTGGTAATGCTGAGGTTTTTCCAAAACAGATAGAATTAAAATCGGAAGATGATACAGGAAATTTTTTAAACTTACCATATTTTAATTGTAAAAATACAACAAGATATTGCTATGATAAATCTGGACAAGCTGTTACAATTACGGCTTTTTTAGATTCTATAAAACAAAGCTCTATCACACCAAAAGAATTAGAAGAACTACAAGTTAAAAGACCACCATCAGAATTTAGCGATGGACCACCATGTCTTGAATCTTTAACGAGAGAAAAGTTAAGCGATACAAGAGACAGAGTGATGTATCAATTTATAATATATGCAAAGAAGAAGTGGCCAGATGAGTGGCAAGAAAAACTAAATCCATTTAATTACAGATATTTTAATCCACCCCTAGCAGATAAAAAGATAGAAGATAAAAAGAAAAACTTTGACAAGAAAGAGTTTGGTTACAAATGTGAAGAAGAGCCAATGTGTAACCACTGTGATAAACAACTTTGTAAAACTAGACCTTTTGGTATTGGTAAACAAATTTTATTTCCACACTTATCAGACTTACAAATAATAGAGACAGAAGAAAAAGAATTTAGATTAAACGTAGATGGCCAAAGAGTATCACTCAAAGCAGATCACCTTGCAGAGCAAAACTTATTTAGAAAAGCGATGATAGATCAAGTTTATGTTAGTCCACCAAAATTAAAACCAGAAGATTTTAGAACGTTAGTACAAAATTTATTAGATAATAAAGAGATAGTAAAAGCACCACAAGGGTCATCTAAGATAGACCAACTAGGTCAACATTTAGAAAATTATTGCACGAGTCTCACGGCAGAAGGATCTGCAAAAGAAGATATTGAAAATGGAAACGTATGGAACTACCAGGGACATCATCATTTTTCTTTTCATATTTTTTATCATCAGTATTTATCAAAACGAAAATGGAAAACAGATTATGATCGCACTTTGTTCTGGTTGAAGGACAATCATGACTGTGATACAGAACATCGTATGATGGTTGGGAAAAAGAAACTACAAGTAGTCAAGTTAAAACAATTCCAAAAACAAGAACAGAAAATAAAAAAGAGAACGTTTAAAAAGGAGGACGCATTTTGAAAACTATCGTATTGGGTCCACCTGGCACTGGTAAGACAACCACACTATTAAACGAAGTAGAAAAATATTTAAAAGAAACTGATCCTAATAGAATAGGTTATTTTTCTTTTACACAGAAAGCTGCGTACGAAGCCAGAGATAGAGCCATGGCTAAGTTTAATTATAGTGAAGATGACTTACCTTATTTTAGAACACTACACTCTCTTGCATTTAGGCAGCTAGGAATCAAAAAAGAAAACGTAATGCAAAAACACCACTATGATGATCTTGGTAAAAAAACAAATATGGTTGTTGACTACAATGAATACGATAACGAACACACAGGATTATTTACAACTAAAAGTGATTTACTTAGAATAGTGCAGCTAGCAAAACTTAGAGACATCACACCTGAACAACAATTTAATTTAAAAGAACACTCACAAAACATAACAATACACCAACTGAAACAATTTGTATCTGATCTTAATCAATACAAAAAAGACTATGGTCTAATAGATTTTACAGACATGATTACAGAATTTGTTAAATCAGACAAGTCACCTAAGTTTGATGTTGTATTTATTGATGAGGCACAAGACTTATCATTATCCCAATGGGATATGGCAAGGTCAATATGGGATAAAACAAGGGATACTTATATTGCAGGAGACGACGATCAAGCTATATTTAGGTGGGCTGGCGCAGACGTAGACAGTTTTATAACACAGACAGGGAGACTAATGCAGTTGACACAGTCATACCGTATACCGCAGGTAGTTCATGATGTGGCATCACGCATAGTAAATAGGATACAAAACCGACTACCAAAAGAGTGGCGACCAAGAACACAAAGAGGATTGCTTTCATATTATAATGACTTCGAACAGATTAACATGAGAGAGGGTAACTGGCTAGTCCTAGCTAGAACTAGATTTATGTTAAATGAACTTGAGGATAACTTAAGGTCCCAAGGGTTGTATTACGAGAACAAGTTTAGAACGAATGTAGAACAAGACTTGTACAAAGCTGTAACAGACTGGGAACAACTCAGGCAAGGTCAACTTTTAAAATACGACCAACTAGAAAAAATTTCTTCATACACAAGTATGTGGGACAAACAAAAAATGAAAGGTATGGTGAAAGATGCTTTTTATGGAATCGATCAATTAAAAAAAGATTATGGTCTTAAAACAAATGCAATTTGGTTTGAGGCTTTTAATGATGCACCGGAGAAGAAAGTAAGATATATTAGACGAATGAGGGAAAATGGTGAGAAGCTTACAAAAGCACCACGTATAACTTTATCTACAATTCACGGAGTAAAAGGTGGTGAGCAGGACAACGTAATTCTCCTGACTGACTTATCTAGAAACACACAAAAGAATTACGAAAAAAATCCTGATGATGAAAATAGATTATTCTATGTTGGTGCAACTAGAACTAAAAATCATTTACACATCATCAGACCCAAAGACATTTACAAAGGATATAGAATATGAAAACAGAAGACGCGTTAAAGTTAGCGCAAGAACTAGTTACAGGACCTAGAGCAAAAACCTACGGAGATAAAATAAGAAACCACGCAAACATTGGAAAATTATGGTCAGCATATCTCGATAAAGAAATAACAGCACATGACGCTGCTGTAATGTTAGCTTTGTTAAAAGTAGCACGGACTAAATTTGGTCAACCAACAGAAGACACTTACGTAGATGCAGCAGCCTATATGGCAATAGCTGGTGAGTGTAAACATGAAAACGAAGAAGACTGGGTAGAGGGACATAAAAAATGGAAGAAAAATAATGAAGACTCCTTTATTTAAACCACAGACAGAGTGGATACCACCCACAGACTTTCCTGATCTTGGAAAGTATGATGAGATAGCTGTCGACTTAGAAACAAAAGATCCAAACCTAAATGAAAGAATGGGATCTGGATCTGTTGTTGGTGTAGGTGATGTTGTAGGTATATCATTAGCCACACATGACTGGTGCGCATACTATCCTATTGCACACGAAGGTGGCGGTAACATGGATCGTAAAGTAGTTTTAAAATGGCTGCAAGATCAGATGAGTACAGACTCCATAAAAATATTTCACAATGCCATGTACGATATATGTTGGTTAAGAAAGTTAGGTATAAAAGTTGAAGGAACAATCGTAGATACAATGATAGCTGCAGGTTTAGTAAATGAAAATAGATTACGTTACGATTTAAATGGTTTGTCTAGAGACTACATCGGTAAAGGTAAAGACGAGTCAGCGTTATACGAAGCAGCAAAGTCTTGGGGTGTAGATCCAAAAGCAGAGATGTATAAACTACCAGCCATGTACGTTGGAGCTTACGCGGAGCGTGACGCCCAACTCACATTGGAGTTGTGGCAAGAAATGAAAAAAGAAATTTTACATCAAGACATACAAGATATTTTTGATATGGAGACAGCTTTGTTTCCTGTATTGGTTGATATGAGATTCCTTGGAGTACGTGTAGATGTAGATCGTGCAGCTAGAGAAAAAGAAAGAATGGTCGAGGAAGAGAAAAGATTATTAGGTGGTGTATACGCAGAGACAGGACAAGAGGTGCAGATATGGGCTGCGAGATCGATTGCCAAAGTATTTGATAAACTTGGTTTGCCGTATGATAGAACAGTCAAAACTGGAGCTCCTAGCTTTACAAAAAACTTTTTAGCTAATCACCCAAACACAATCGTGCAAGCTATTGCGAAAGCAAGAGAGATTAACAAAGCACACACAACATTTATAGATACAATATTAAAATACTCTGGCAGAGGTAGAATACATGCAGAGATAAACCAATTACGTGGTGATGGTGGTGGCACTGTAACAGGCAGGTTCAGTATGAACAATCCAAACTTACAGCAAATACCTGCAAGGAACAAAGACCTCGGACCACGGATCCGAAGTCTTTTTATTCCAGAGGAGGGCTGTAAGTGGGGCTGCTTTGATTACAATCAACAAGAGCCAAGACTTGTAGTGCACTATGCTGCACTGCAAGGTTTCTTTTCTGTTGAGGATGTTGTTGACGCATACAAAAATGAAAACGCAGACTTCCATCAGATCGTAGCTGACATGGCTGACATTGGTAGATTCCAAGCCAAAACAATAAATTTAGGATTGTTCTATGGTATGGGTAAAAATAAATTACAAGCAGAGCTTGGTATAAACAAGTTACAAGCTGAAGAATTATTTAAACAATACCACACCAAGGTGCCTTTTGTTAAACAGCTCATGGATGCCGTAATGGATAGGGCCCAGCGTAAGGGTAGAGTAAGAACGCTTCTAGGTCGACTATGTAGGTTTCATTTATGGGAGCCAAACCAGTTCGGTATCCACAAACCATTACCTCACGATGATGCGCTAGCGGAACACGGACCAGGGATCAGAAGAGCATTTACATACAAAGCTTTGAATAGATTAATACAAGGATCTGCAGCAGACATGACAAAAAAAGCCATGATAGATTTACATGCAGAAGGTATTATTCCACACCTACAAGTGCATGATGAATTAGACATATCCATACAAAATAAAAAAGAAGCAGAGAAGATAAAAGAAATTATGGAGTCAACAGTGTCACTTGAAGTGCCTAATAAAGTAGACTATGAAGAAGGGGATAATTGGGGTAGTATCAAATGAGGATTTACTATGGCATATTTAAACGCAAACATACCGCCGGAATACGCACAAATAAGAAAGGAATATCTCTATGACCTTAAGAAACATCATGGAGAAGTTGAAGACTGCATTATCTTTGGTCTATCGGCTATCACGGGGCGTAGTATCCTTTTTCATTGTATTATGGAAAATGGAGCTATCTACTACCGTCTCCCGATATCTGCATTCATTCAAAGAGGCTTTAAACCGGAAGAAGTTCCTAGACGTAGACTTGACGAGCTACAGCTTTGGAATTGCTTTAGTTATTATCCTGCTGTGCATTCTTGGGATATTTTAGAAGCACAAGCTGGTAAATACATAGGAAAAGACAAGAAATGGCACCACGGTAAATACTTATTTACGGTTGACTTTGCCCATCCTGAAAGTAATATCTTAGATACGGATCACTCAGAGATACCGCACGAGCACAAATGTGCTCACATCATAGCCCTAGATGACGGGAACTATGCAGCACAACCTAACAATAGATGTATATGGGACATCCCATCATTCACTGTTAAGAACAATGTGCCTGATTGGAAAGTGCAAACATCTGAATGGAACGTAGAAAATACAAGTCAATGGAGAACAGAAGATACTGATAAGTTCTTCTACGAAATTGAGGAGAAAAAACATGAAGAGAAGTAGTATTAAAAAAGCCTGGGATAGAATTGTTCAATCTACAAAGAACGCCTGGGAATGGATTATCGGGAAATTTAACAGGTAGTTTATGGCCCTAAAAATTTCCGAATCGGCTGCCGTACAGATGCCAATGAAAACGGTTGCCAGTTTGATCGCGATGGTCGCCATCGGGACATGGGCATATTTTGGCCTGCACGAAACGCTTAACAGTCACTCAACTCAAATAGAGTTGATGCAAAAAGATCTAGAACAAAACACAGAATTTAGAATTAAATATCCAAGAGGTGAGTTAGGTCAATCAGCTGGAGAGGCAGAGCTTTTTATGATAGTAGAACACGTTAGTGGTTTATTAGAAGATGTGGAGTCAGAAATTAAGGGTATGAGAAATAACGCCGTTAATATAGAATTTTTAAAGAAAAGAACAGAGAAGTTAACAGAAGACGTAGAGAAACTAATTAGAAACGGGAGTGGTAAACATTAATGATAGAGACTGTATTCGCACTTATCTTAACTTTAAACGGAAATATGATAGAGCATGTATACAAACCGTCGTTAAGCGATTGTTTGAAATCCAAGCGTATCGCGCAGAACGAGGTCAATCCAGAGAGAGTTGTATTTACTTGTAAAAAGGTAAAGGCTCAAACAGAGATATACATGGATAGAAAGAAAATCGTTAAAATACTACCATAATGGAACCCTTTTTCCCTATTAACACACTGATAGCTTTTATCTTGCTTTGCGTCGTAATTTATGTAGGGTTAAAAGATAACGACAAATTATGAAACTTACAGCTAACATAACTCTTGATGAGTTAACTAAGTCTCAAGTTGCGGAGAGAAAAGGCATAAATAATAATCCTAATCCACAACAGATTGAGAATCTTAAAGCATTGGCTACAAACATATTGCAGCCAGTCAGGTCACACTATGACAAACCCTTAATAATATCATCAGGATTCCGTTGTGCCCAGCTTTGTGTAGAGATTGGTAGCAGTGTGAACAGCCAACACGTAGCAGATAACGATGCAGCTGCAGCAGACTTTGAAATACCTGGTGTTGATAATAGAGAGCTAGCTCTTTACATCAAGAATGAATTAGAATTTGACCAGCTCATATTAGAATTTTACCGCGACAACGAACCATCGTCAGGATGGATACATTGTTCGTATTCGACTAACAGTAATAGAAACCAATCATTGCGTGCCATAAGAGAAGATGGTAAGGTCGTATACAAACCATGGTTAGAATAGGACATTTAACATCACAGATTGTAACGGGAAACTGCCCAGAATGCAGATCCGAAACTCTTCTTGTATCTTTTGATCCACACATCTACAGATGTGTAAACTGTGGTCATGACCTTGAACAAAAAGTAAATGGTGTCATCAAATATGTTATGGCAAACGAAAATACTCGATTTAAGACAAGCATACTAGACGATGGCCAAGAAAGGTAATTTTCTAAACAAGACAGTTCACGAACCTATCCATCACAAAACTTCGATTGGACGAAGACCTAGCTTACAAAAAATGAATAAACATAGACGTAGAACATTTAAATTATACAAAGGCCAAGGGCGGTAGTGTTTTGGAACTTTATAATCTTTCTTTTCTGGGTAGATATTATTTTATTTTTAACTATCTTGTTTGGAATTATTCTAATGCATGTTTGAAAAAGTAACCATCATAACGTTGTTATATTTAACAACTCTTGGAGATATACAGATGCAGTCTTTTGAAGTTGTATCAGGTGACAGCTGTGAGTCTTGGTATACACAAAATGTAAAAGTTGGAGAGAGAAAAAAACGTTTGGTATTTGGTAATCACTACTATCATAAATACAAAGGTAAAGATGTTATCGGATATATTTGTAGTGACAAACCTCCACAATAATCAAACCTATCCCGACAGAGGGAAAAACTAAAATGGGATAGGTATAAAGGTGGGTATGATGTCAAACTATTGACACAATTTGAACACAATGTCAAGTTGTACTCGTAGGTTTACACACAAATGAAACTGTAATCTTATCTCTGTTAACTACTTCAGGTCCTATTCCTTCCATTAATTCTTTTGTTTCTGCTAGTCCTGCCTGGGCACAGTTATACCAATCATTGTATACAACCGGGTGTTGAAATTCTGGCATGCATTCTCCGTAGACTGCAGAGCACACCTTTATCATCATTAAAAATTTTATCATTGACAATCCTATGTGAAAATCCTATAAATTGGTGTATGACAGATACAACTAAATACAGAAACGTTTCATTATCACACTCAACATATAAGAAATTAGAAACATTAGCTAGAAATATTGTTCCTGATGTCACTTTGTCCATTTCAAAAACTATTGAGGTGATGGCGAGCGAGAAAACGAGAAAGTTAAATGGGAAAGCACAAGGCTCCATTTCTAAATAACGAAGTCATTTCGTTAATAGAGAATAACAAAACTCCAGAGCAAAGACTTTGGATTGGTGTTCTAGCACAAGCATTCAGCGATGCATTTAAATCTACAGACGAACGAGCAGCTATGGATGCGCTACGTTGGATCAGACATGGACAAGATTTTAATTATGTTTGTCATTTGGCTGGTCGTAATGGTGATTATATCAAAGCTAGAATGTTAGACAAAGTTGTCGAAAGAGAATCCTCTATCATCATGAAAAGATTCCACAATCAAAAAGGACTCGATAACGTTATCAAGTTAAAGATAGCACAAAAACAAAAAGAAATATTAGAACAACCAAAGAAAAAAAGAAAGAATTGGAAAAACGTAGCTGATTTTAATTGGCTGCCCAAGTACGGACACGATTATGTCGACAGGTAAAAAGATATGTCCCGAATGCAAAGGCAATGGCCATTTAAGAACAGAGATGAATACAATAGTCCAGTGTTTAAATTGCTGGTCGGAAGGAGAGATAGATGAAAAGATTTGGGCTAGGGATTATACTCCTGTTATTCCTGATGAGTTGCAGTCAACTCGAAAAGAAGATTGATAAGTGGTATTGGGATCCAGTCAAAGGAGTTTTTAGAATAACTTATGGAGTTGTTAAATGAAGTTTATGAAACTGATAGATAGAATAAACCAAGCAGCGAACGAGTATAACAAAACAAAAAACGAGAAGTACAAGAAGGAGTGGTACAAATTAATTAAGGAATATTCTAGACTGTATGCAATCGTTAAATGAAACTATGGCATATCTTGCTGGTCTATTTGATGGTGAAGGTTGCATCACTTACAAGCAACGCACCGAACATAGAAAAGGAAAGCCCAAAGCCTACAAGTACTGGAACATACGAATTGAGATAAATATGACGAGTAGAGAAACGATAGCTTTTGTTATGAGAACGTTTAAATGTGGAGCGTTAGATTATAGACCACCTTATCCGCACCAGAACTATGGACAATATCGTTGGAGATGTAGTCATCAAGACGCGTGGGAAGTGGCTAGAGCTTTGGTGCCTTTTTCGATAACTAAGAAAGACAAATTACAACAAATCGTAAACCATTATGAGAATAACTAAAATGACAAAAGCTAAGATACAAAGAGATTATTTTTTTGTAGAGGGTGATTTAGATATTAACTGTGCGTATTTTATAAAAGAGATTGAGAAAGGTTCAAACCAAGAGAACAACGCTAGTTATAAAACTAACGTAAAAGGGAAGATGACCTCTCCATATTATTTTATAAGAGATGAAGAGTTTGTAAAAATACTACAGCCTATATTGGACTTCATAGATGAAAATATTAAAGACGCTCCGCCTTATGGTTTAGAGTCTGCGTGGGGATATAGAGAAGGTTTTGGAGAATACACACGAGAACATGATCATGCAAGTTGTTGGTTATCAGGTGTTATCTATCTAAATAAGCACCACCAAAAATTAATGTTTCCTGAGATAAAAAAAGAGGTTACTCCAAGAGAGGGTAACTTTATCTTATTCTCGCCATTTTTATTACATAAAACTAAACGAAATATTAAAGAAAATTTTAAGTATGGACTAGCTTTTAATTTTAAATCAGATGGAGTCTTTGACAATTTAAACACATGAAAACAATACCCGATTTAATAACTGATATAAAAAAACTTTGGAAGAAAACCAAAGATCCGTGGTTCGCGTTTCTTGAACACTGGTCCAGTAAAATAAACGTGTATGCCTGGAATAAGAGATGGAGAAACAGGAAACACGGAACAGGGTACAGCTACCCGGAGGATGACCAACAATGATGCGTTTTACTTACAAGGTTAGAGAGATTAGTAAGGACGATAACAACGTTGAAGATATTGTTGATCTTGGAGAAGCTGAGATTATGGAAGCTATGTCGTTTAAAAAATTAAGAGCTAAACTAGACCATAAGAAAAAATACTTTGTCGAATATAAAAATAAAAAGAATAATTTTGTATCGACTATAACAACTGGGAAAGAACCGAAATGATAAAGAAAGTCGATCGATAC